ACCTTCAGCCTTAGTGCCGGATGCGTCAACGTTTACCGTGACATTCATGGATGACGCTGCACCTGATGTTTCAACACCTAAGCGGCCTGAAGGTCCACGGCGAAGTGGAAGGATCGCTTCTGGACCAGCTTCGCCCATCAGGCCAGTGCGCATTGCACCGCCATTGGCGAACTGGAAAAGCGTTGGTTTGTTGACGATACCGCCATAGGCGAAGGGCACAATGCCGTTCTTGCCAAACGCACCACCGTTGGCAGCCATATAACTAGGCATGGTAAACCCTGGCAGATTAAAACCACCCGAAGATCCACCGAAGCTAAACCCAGCCCCAGCGGCGGGATTGATTGCACCAATGATCTGCATGATGATGCGCTGAATCGTCAGCTGCAGAATCATGCGTGCGGTATCACGCAGAATCGATGCCGCAAATTCTTGGAAGTTAGCGGTCCCAGTCGTGACCAGGCTGAACAGTGCATCCTCCAGGCCCTTTACACCGGTTTGCGTTAGCTGCGCTGTTGCTTCACGTGCAGTACCGACTGATTCAACATAACCCTTCAAGCCATCACGAATACCACCACCAAAACTCATTCCATATTGTTCTTTAAGTGCTTTGTTCTGCTCAAGGATTATTGCATAACGAGCACGTTCAGCATCAGTCATGCCAACGGTAAGATCTCGCAGTTGTTGGCGCAGCAGCACTTCTTCTTCTACACCTGCAGCCTTGGCATACAGTAACTCTTGCTCATCGATCAACTTGTTGATGGCTTGTTGTGCTGTAGCAGCACGCTTGCTTTCAAGTTCTGAGATATCAAAATACAGCTGCCGTGATACGCCCGCAGCTTGAACAGCGAGTTTATCTAGTTCTGCTTTCTGTGCTGCAGCTGGTAGTTCCTTATTTGACAGGACATCAGCAGCCTGTTGTCTGATACCTGCTAGTTCTTTCTGTGCCGTACGTGCAAGCGTAAGCTGCTGGTTTTCTTGCAGCCGTGCTTCAAGAATACGTGTATCTAATTCATAAGTTTCACGTGCATTTTTTAGTTGCGATTGACTGGCGCGTGTTTTTTCTGCTGCTGCTGCTTGCTGATCAAAGGCAGCATTACGATCAGCTGCTAGTTCAGAAGCGCCATACCCTACGTTGGTCATGCTGCCACCGAAGAAGGTATTTAGTGCCTTTTGGCGATGCGGACCCATCCGCGCCACGCCACTGAGCGGACTGGTGCCAAATGAATCCTTTGCTGTGAGCGATGCTTTTGGATTACCGCCTAATACGGTGCGATATAGAGTGAGTAGGTCTGCGCCTTTTGTGCTCATGCCAACGCTGGCAAACCGATCCTTAAAGAACCGCACGACAGGGCCAGTTACCTGTTCTTCAAATGATTGGTTAGGTGATGCGCCATATGCTTTGCGTTCATTAGGACCGAACTGAATCAGTCCCATGTAGTTATTGCCAGCACCACCACGCTTTGATGGGCTGAAGGTACCAGCAGTCTCAAAGCTGATGAAGGTAGCCAGATCCAGGGGGGATACACCTAGTTCTTGTGCTGCTTTGATCAGTGCCTTGGCGCGACTGCTTGGTTCAAAGCTGCGACCACCGCCTGCACCAGCTGCGCGACTACCGGCAAGCGCAGCTGCCGCAGCAGGAGCTGAGCGTGCTGTAGGTGGTTGCGGCCTAGAGCGTATTAACCGGCCTGTAGCCGTGTCGTAGACATTACCTGCATAATCGGTATAGGTAGATGCAACACCAGCAGACTGAAGACGTTGTTGGCTTTGCTGTCGTTTTTGTGAACCAATATCAGCTATGTTTGTTAGGACGCTAGATAGTCCACCAGTTGCCATATTGAGAAACATTTTAAAACCTTGGCTAACACCAAGCCGAGCAAAGCTGCCAACCAGACCATCAACGGCGCCGGCAATACCCGTCACCATTCCAGTGATAGGTGAGGCTGCATTTGCAACCTGGCCAAATCCTGCCTTTAGATCTTGCAAGAATGTAGTTGATGCTTGAATCGCAGTTGTAAGACCTTGAACGCCAGCAATTACAGCTGGTAAAACCGTACCCGCTGCTTCTATTTGCAGGTCTTCGAATGCGTTCTGTAGGTTCTTTACTTGTTGCGCTGGACCTTTCATTGCAGACTCAAGCTGGCCTGCTCCTTGCGTTGAGATATTGCCTAATGCACGAATGACAATATCGCTCGTAATCTTTCCTTCTTCTGCAAGCTTGCGAATTTGCTGGATTGGGGTATTCATCTCAAGCGCTATCGCTTGAACAACCGCTGGCGTCTGCTCAAAGATGCTGTTGAGTTCTTCACCACGCAGAACACCAGAACCCAATGCCTGACTTAGCTGCAGCCAGGCATTAGATGCTTCTTGTGTACTGGCACGACTGAGGCGTGCAGCTGTATTGAAACCATTAAAGGCTACCTCAATCTCAGATAGTGAAATACCGACAGGCCGCAGTCTGCCATAAATCTGGGAGAATGATTGGTTAGCTTCTGTCTGACTAAGACCAAATCGTTTAGCGGCACGTGCTGCTGCATCTTGAGCCTGTGTAAATTCGCCAAATGCTGCACTAAGTCCTGACAGCCTTCGGGTTGATTCTTCACGTTGAATTGTGGCCTGAATAGCCTGCTGGCCAACTGCTAGGCCGCCAGCACCCGCAGCAAGCGAAGCAACACTACTAAGGCCACCGAGGCCACCAGCACCAGAGAGACCTTTGTTTGCGCTTACCTTTTTTGCTTCACCATCCAATGCACGCAGCTTTCCACGCAGCTGGTCGATTTCAACACCAAGACGGTTATATGCTTTACCACCAATCTCAACACGATCACGTAAAGTCTGCAGTGCACTCAGATGTTGCCGTAATCCGGTTGTTGTATTTCCTGCTTCACGTGCCATCTTGTTGATGGCGAATTGCATCACCCCAAGATCCTTGGCGCTTAGCTTTGCAGCACCATCCAGACCTTTTAGATCACGGCTGAATGCTTGTATTGCATTAGCACCATCAACCCTGGCAGTGATCCGCAGCAGGGCATCCATATTCATCGCCATGGATTACCTCCTGCCTTTAGTCATTTCTTTCAGTACCACATGCTCCATCACTTGCAGGTCGTCAAGGACAGCACATGGTTCTTTTACATCGTACAAAGTAAATATCCATTGCACCGCCCCATAATCTAAACCGACGACACCACCAACACCGCTGGTTCGCCATTGAGTCTGGCAACGCAAGAATGCTGATACAGCTGGCCAGTTTTCTTCTAATACTTCAAAGTGCTCTTGACTATCCTCAGACTCTGGCAGAATAACACCAAGTGCCTTGGCTTCATCCGCCGTATTATCTTTGACTGAGCCACGTAGCCAGTGCTCCGCAGCTCCTATTAGTTTTTTTCTTTTACCTTAGCTGTTGCATTAAGCCACTGCCCAACAAGGTCAGCACTTAAAGTAGGGATCTTTAACAGCTCATCTAAGGCCTTTGAAGTAAAAGCAATTTCCTTGCCATCATCATCTTTGACATCATCCCATCCAGCAATAATCTCCTTAGCAGTGGCATCCATATCAATCTCAGCACCGGTATTTAGCTTTACCGCAACGTCCTTGGCATACGCCTGCGTCATCCGCCGATATTGAACCTTAAAGCTATGCGCAACAAATTCACCGCTATCATCTGGCAGCTCGATGGAAACAGGCCACAAGAAGGTAGGGTCTTTCTTTAGGATAAATGCCATTCAGGTGAACGCCAGTGAGAACTCATTATTGCCAGCCGTAGTAGGCGTAGCAGTAAACGGAATGTTTAGCATCATCACCCCATCAGTTTCGCTATAGGTAGGCTGGCCTACATCAGACTGCGCAGCGGTGAAGGTAACACGATTGCCAGCAGTGGTGCCATGCAAGAATGTAAGACTACCGGTAGAAGTACCAAGCGCTTCTGTAAAGTAGTTCTTCTGCGCCATCGTAGGTGCTTCAATTACTACAGTACCCTCAGCCTGGCGATCAGTAATCAGAATCTCCTTCGTGCAACCGATCAATTCACGGTAGACAACGCTGTTGTTTACATTGAATTCAACAGACATCAGGCAACCTGCATAACTCATGAAGGAGAACGCAGATGTATTGCCATCCCTGAAGATAAGTGGTGATGCTTGTGCAGCAAACGTAGCGGCTACCTGTGCAGTATCAGTAGGTGTTGAGTAGATACCAGTCATTTCAAACTGCAACGTAGGGATTTCCCCCAGTTGGCAGTTCATTTGTACAGTGCCGCGAGCACCTGTAACCTGATGGTTCACACCATCAATGTTGTAAACAATCGTGCAGCTGCTGAAAGAACTGCTGACTGGTGCATAGGTAACCGATGTTCCTGCCGAGACGGTTGAACCCATACCACATGCCAGCAGCAGTGGGTTGTAGCGTGGTGCGGTGCCAGCAGTGCCTGAACCGGCTAGTTCAACTTCACACGTGATCCGAACACGCGGATTAGCAAGCAGCTGTTCAGATGCACCAAGATAAGGACGGATCAAATCCCTGGAAACCACATCACTCTCCAGCGGAGTGATCTCCATATTGCGCACCAGAATGGCATCACTGCCAGCTGGTGCCGGGCTTGGCACTGTGGCGTAGGTCGATTCAGTCTTTGCCAGAATCAGGCTTTTGCGGCGTAAGAGCGGCATCGCTTTCTACCTCAGGTGCAAGTGCAGAGAGTGTGGCCGGCTCCGTTCGCTGCAACAGCTTACGTTTGCCGGTTTTTGGATCCAGGAGGTATTCACCTCCCTGTCCGTGGTATTCATCCATCAGCCTATCCATCAGTTTGAAAGGTCGGTAAAGGATGTGCGGTACATGATGCGATAGTCGCACTGGATTTCACCAGCGGTGCCATCGGCTTCCATGAAGACAAAATTCACCGCTAACGGCATGATATCGATTGCATATCCACCCAGCGTAGGATCGGCCATTATTTTGGTGTGTAGGCTCTGAAGGATTGGATCTGCAATCTGATCAGGTATAGCACCACGTACAATTACGGTGATGCGCACGCGCAGCGACCAGTCGAGTGTTGCTAGTTGCGTTTGGATGGTGGCATCATCCTTAACTGGTTCGATGACAATTGCTGGTGATTCAGCACGAGCGATAGGTTCAACACGTGAACGATAAATACGTGTGCTGACGCCTGTTGTACCAGTGAGAGCGGTAAGGATTGCAGCAAGGATATTTTCGCGGCGTGTCATGGCTGGCTCGGAGGGATAAGCGAATACAGCTCCGCCAAGTTCGCGGCATGGAGCAGGTCCTGCAGTTCAGCGGCGGCTTCGGGGGGAAGCGTGAGCTGGCCGAGCAGCAGCCAGATCGCAGACTGCAAGGCCGGAGGATTGGGCCGACCGTTCAACGCATCCTGCAGAGCACTGATCAAGACAGCGAGCGCAGCCGCCGGGCCAGGCGTAGGTGCTGCCATCACCTGTTGGAGAGCTGCGCTGTAGGTGGCGCTCACGAGCAGGGCGTCGTAGAACCCTCGGTAGTCGGGCTGCGGTGGGACTGGCGGCAGGGGTTGCAGCTGCCAGGTTTGCAGCCACACGCCATCAATCTCGGTGGGCATCACCTCCTGGACGTAGTGGGTCGTGGAGTCGAACTCGGGGGCTTCGACGGGCTGAACACGTCGCACCAGGATCGGCGGCTCCAGCTCGCCGTAGCTGGCCAGTTCCCCGTCGTGCGGGGCATCGCTGATACTCAGCCACGGCTCATCGCGCCGAAACTGAGAAACGGAATAGGGCCAGAGCGGACCAGTAGGCAGGAGGCGGAGGAGTTGGGTCATGGGTGATCAGTAGCCGTAACGAGTTTTGAGGGCGTCGAAGTTCTGTGTGACTTGCGAAGCGGATAACGCACTGCTGTAAATTGCAAACTGCGCGAACTTGCCATCCACGTACTGGTCGCCTGTGTGTTGAGACCTCATTAGAAACATGTATTGATCAGCAAAAGTCATATTGGTCTGATCCGTA